AATGAACGGACTGCGGACATGAGCAAATAGGTAGCGTTTGATACACGGGCGCATTGAAGACGCAATGCTCCTTGTCGAGTTCAGGAGCTGGTATGACAGAGCCAACTTGGAGTTTGGCGTTAGCGTCTTGTCGTCGGAAAACTTCTTAAGCTGCCCCAGAAGGGACATGCGTTCGTCAATCGATAGATAGTGCAGATTCAAACCAAGGAATCCATCTGGATATGCTTCGATGGGAAAAACCAAAGGGAAGCGGTCATATTGTGGTAGGGTATCTTTGTGCTTGGGATCGTACCAGAAGAAATACATCTTGCCGATAACTGTAACGTCGGTTCGACGCTCAACACGATTGACCAGTTCCTTACGGATACCCGCTGGTGTTCGGAAGCGACTCACGATGTTCTGAATCTTTCCTTTGAACCAGTCCTGAATTTGCTTAGTGGTGTACTTGGGTTTGTTCATTTCTTGATTCCGAGTTGGTGTTCAGTAATAAGTGCAAAATCCCAGCCACGATCCTTGCAGTATTCTTGAGCGCTTTTCCATTTGGCTTGGTTGGTTGCCCATGTCGTGACTTCGGTGACATATTTCTTGGTGCGCTTCTTCTGGACCTTGGGCTCCTTGGTTTCTTTCATGGGCTTGATTTCCATCATGACAGTCTTGGTTGAACCGTCTGGATTCTGTATCAGCGCAACGATATCAGGAAAGTATCTGCGATGCCTACCAGTGGTCGGATCGAAGTACGGCACAATGACTTCCTCGGAGCGCCATTCCAGAACCTCTGGACGTTCATCCATGAACTTGAATGCACGGAGCTCCCAGGTGCTTCGCCAGATTATGTTGTCTAGATCGCCTCTGTATTTGTGAGGATACTTGGGCTGAAATTTTCCTTTGTAGCTTGGCATCTAAATAGTGAAGTCTCCTCAACCACCTTATCAGGGCTATTTATCGAATGAGCGTATACGGAAAAACCAAAATCTACGAAATACCAGACACGCCAACTGGGCCGACGCAGGAAGGCCTACCTTCACTGCTACAGAGCAACTACAAGTTTGAATCCCACGTGTTTCCCTCTGATCTTGGTTCATCTGATAATGGACACTACGTAGTATTCAACATCAACGTCCAGGTAAGTTTTTTGAAGGGGGCGATAGGTCAAGTGACTGGAGGCACTAATGTTGCTGGTTCGACGTGGAGCAGATTTTCGGGTGGAGTTACTCCACTGAATGAACGATCAAAGGTAGATCAACTCAGACTTGGACAGTCAGCCGCACCAGTCAACACACCACGAACCTTGGCGGATACCGAAAGATTCATGCGAGAGAGTGGAACCAGAGGCGGATGGGTGTTCAGAGCTGGACGGTGGCTATGGGATAACTTTGTTTCAGGTCCGACAGGACTCCAAACAGGTGCTTTCAATGGACAACAGACCATTTTCCTTGAGCGGTCGACCAGACGAATCGCCGAATCTATCGCTCTGCATATGCCGACTCCACTGATATTCAACACCCATAACGTCTATGAAGAAATCTCACTGACAGCACTGGGCGGTAAAGCTATCGGCGTTGCTACTGGTATTCTCGCGCGAGGACCCGCTGCCGCACTTACACAGTCTGCTATAGCTTCTGGTTCCATTGGCACTGCGGCCAAGCTCCTCCAGCGTCCTATCAATCCCATGTTGGAGATTCTGTTCTCGACAACAGCACCTCGCCAGTTCACATTTGAAGTGCTGATGGCACCACGAAGCGAGCAAGAATCTGTCACCATGAAGAACATTATTAAGGCATTCAGATATCATGCCGCACCAGAGATTCAAACAGCAACCCTTGGACTGACATGGATTCCACCAGCGGAGTTCGATATCACGTTTTTCAATAAGGGAGTCGAGAATACGAACATCACTCGAATCAACACATGTGTCCTGGAGCGCATTGAGGTTGACTATGCTCCAACGAGCGGCGTGTATGCTACATTCAGAAATGGTCATCCAGTCGCCGCCAGAATGAGCCTTGGTTTCCGTGAGCTTGAACCTGTTCACAAAGAACGTGTATTGCAAGGATTCTAACAGATGCCAGCATTCTTCGAAAAGTTCCCGCGGACCACATATGACATTAACGGGAAGCAACGAACCAACTTTGAGGTGGTTCCAAATCTGTTTTTCAGGCTTCGCGTTGTCCGTGAGGTCCTGGAGAACTTCACGTCATACTATGAGCATATCGTATCCGATGACCAGACGCCAGAAATCCTTGCGGAAATGGTGTATCGTGATCCTACTGCCCATTGGATAATCCTATTGGCTAACAATATTCGGGATGCACAATATGACTGGCCCCTGAACAGTAACGACTTCCAGAGGTACATCATCGAAAAGTATGGTTCAGTGGAGATAGCTCAGACGACGTATCATCACTATGAGAAGGTGGTTGTCCGAGAAGAGGCAGCAACGGGCACAGTAGTCGAGTTTCGATATGTGATCAACCAGGCGAATCTGGCATCGAATCTTTCGAGCACCCTGTCCACAGTACCATATGATCACTATGGCAACCTGGCAGAGGATCAGGAAGTGAGCACATACAATATGCAGGATGGTGGTACAGTTGTCGAGACGATATCACGCGATGCCATCACAAACTACGATTATGAGGTAGCGCAAAACGAAAAGAAGCGTACCATCAAAATCATCCGCCCAGAGTTCTATGCCCAGATAATCCGCGAGTTTGATAACCTGGCACAGTTCGAACCAGTATATATCAGGAAGTTTAGATGAATCTTGAGCAAGCAGACGAGCTACTAACAACCATCAAAATCGAGATTGACGTTGATTCAGAGACTATCCTGGATCAGTTTACTCCCATGGAAGTGTATCTGGGCGAGAGCCTCAAGACGCCTGGTCTCCAAACCTCGATTGTGGTGCACAATGCAATCCACTATCTACCAGTCAAGAATCTGGACGAGCTAAAGGGCAAGACAGTCACAATCGAGCTTGAACGCAAATCGCTTACCAAGTTCGGTCTCCAAGATAAGATGGTTATCAAGCAGACAATCTATCGCCTAGAAAAGCGAGCAATGCACAATCAGAGCGTTGAATCTTTCATTCTCCATGCATGCGATCCGTCACTGTTGGACGACGCTGCGACCCTGGTATCTCGGCAGTTTGGATGCATCACTCCATCGGAGGTGGTTGAGCAAGTCTTGAGGTCGTGCGCTGGCGTGAAGCAACTGGATATCGAGCCATCTAGCCCGGCGCGACCATACGATGCTGAAAATATCCATCCATTCCAGATATGTGCCCAGCAAGCCAATGTGGCTCTGGCAGATGGAAATGATCCATCGTTTATCCACTACATGACATACGAGAATCTGGGAACCCACAAGTTCAAATCGCTCAAGAAACTGGTCGAGCAACAGCCGCTCCATCCAGGTAGACCATACGAATACACCGAAGTTGGCGAAACCAGCAACTCAGGATATGCCTGGCCGTTCACTCTTATATCATACGAGTTTCCTTGTGACTTCGATTTGCTATCGGACATCCTGAACGGTGTGGATGCATCTGGTAAAAACATCAACACTGCATTCACAGTAAACATCCTCAAGAATATGTTCAACATGTTCGGCGACAAGACGATTGGTTGTGGTATCGGATCAGGTAATCCAAAGTTGCTGCATACAAACAATGGATCAGCGGATCAACAGAACACCTGCCCAGACAACTCGAAACTGTATCTGAACAAAAGACAGGCACGCATTGCACTTCTGGATCCAGACAAGATCGCATTCAGATGCACAGTGCCATGGAACCCAGGATTGAATGCTGGCAAGGTCATCAAGGTTCGTCTTGCCAACAGAGACGAGCCAACAACCCAGAACTATGGATCAGGAGATTATCTAATCACGGCCATGAAGCACAATGTAAAATATGGAGGGTATGCGACAACGCAGCTAGATTGCGTGTCAACCACCGCAGGAATGAGAGGAGAAGTCTGATGCGAAATAAGGAAATCATGGTCGTTGTCGGAGGACACCTAAAAGACAAGAGTCCAATCGCAGGTGGATGCAAAGCAGTCAATCCCACAACCACCAACTTCGATACATTCGACGTTGAAAAGCTGCCGTTCATATTTCCCGCATCGGCACCGAATCAAGATTCCGTAGGAAAGCCAATCAATCCACCAGAGCCTGGATGCCTTGTTGAAGTCGAGTACCTCGATCCGTCAAATCCTACGACACGATACGTCAAGCACGTATTTACTGCCACCGAAAACTCCATGAAGCCAGAAGCAGGAAACAATCCGCTCTACAAGTGGATCAACATGGCTCAAAATCTAGGACTGAGCAAAAACATTCCTGGTCAGGCTAAGACGAAGATTGATCGTGGTGCGAAGGTGCGCGACATTGACTCTGGCGAGAAGGGTGAATGGAAGTCGGCACTGACAAAGGGTCTTCCAATCAATCTTGCATTGTCTGCCCTCATGGGTCAGCGTATTCCACAGAACAAGAAAATCGACACAGCCAAGAAGCAGGCAATAGGTATTCCATCTGATGCAATGCTATCGCAGCTACCTGGCTCCAACATGTCTATCGCAAGCCTTCTGTCCAAGCTGACAAAGAAGCAGAAGAAGCAGGCGACACAGAACATGGATGAGGACCTCCTGAACGCTTTCGAGAGCCTGTCCTATCTGATGACCGATATTCAGGAAGAATCGGGATCACTGATCGGTAATCGTGTTCATGAAGAAACCTTCATAGCCAATGCCATTGCCCTTCTCCAACAGGCAAAATCGATACCCGATCTGTTGACGATCTTTGATAGGCTGCGATATGACACCACCCTGTTCGGATTGGACAAGCTTGCCAATGTCGAGTTCAAGTCCAATACTGCATATGGGCAAATCGTCATGACACTGGATGCCCTGGGTAATCTGGTGTTCGATTCCAATAGCCAGAATCTATTGGCAACAGCCGCATCCACACTGACAAGCTCAATGGGTGGATCGCAGGGCGGAGACCCAGGAAAGAATCTGTTTGGCGATGCGACACAGAACATGCAGCAAGCTTTTGAGAGACTGGCTGGTGGAGGCGAGGAGTTTCGCAACAAGTTGGTACGTGAAGTGGTAGAAAAGACAAAGAACGCCAAGCATGACGCTGGGCATAAGTACGTGACGGGTGATGGTAACCCACTTTCGATATTCAGTCTAGGAGGATAAATAATGGCTGACAAACCAGACAGTTCAACAGAAAATCGTCTACGATCACCGTATGAATGGGATTTTCCACCCGACGGTCGGGATGGTTCGATGGTGTATCCACAGTTTGATGGAACCCGTACCAGATCAGGACACGTTCTGATCTTTGA